AAGGCGGCTTTTAACAACGACAAAAGGCCGTTCTTTGGGTTTAATCAAACTGAAAAAGCGCGACTTAGCAAGTTTTTCTTTAAGAGGCTGAAATGAGCAAACGAGAATCCATTGCGGCCAATTTAGCATCAACGTTGCTAGGCACGGCAGGAATCACTTTTGTGACCCGCGAGCCTTTTGACTTTGAAAAGCTATCAAATGCACAGTATCCAGCCATATTGGTTCAATCGTCTGGTGAAAGCAGAGACGACATTACTATTGGCGGCACAAATATCACCCGCGAGGGTACAATTGACTATTCGCTAATCGGTTACGTTAAAGGCACTGCAATAGACACTGCTAGAAACGAACTGGTTGAGTTGATTGAAGAATCATTGGACGCAGACAGGACGCGAGGAGGCCACGCGCTGGATTCTCAAATCGTTACCGTTGAGACTGATGAAGGCTCGATTGCCCCAATAGGTGGGGTTTTCGTAACGGTTCGTGTTCTTTATAATTTTACCCGTGGGGCAACGTAAGCTCTACACACTGAAAGGCAAATCATGGCTACACATAAAGGCTCAGAAGGTTCGGTCGCAGTTGGTTCTAACGCCATTGCTGAGGTTCGTTCTTTTTCAATCACCGAATCAGCAGACACTATTGAAGACACCACGATGGGCGATGCAGCGCGCACCTACAAGCCCAGCTTGACTTCGTTCAGCGGCTCTGTAGAAGTGTTTTGGGACGAGACAGACACTGACGGCCAGGTTGCACTAGCAGTTGGCTCTGAGATTACATTTAACGTCTACCCAGAGGGTTCAACAAGCGGTGACTCTTACCTGACCGGCTCTGCAATCGTTACCGGCAAGACAATCAATTCGTCTGCTGACGGCATGGTTGAGGCGTCTGTTTCCTTGCAGGGTAATGGCGCGTTGACAACTGGCACAGTATCTTAATGTCGCTAGGCCAAAGGTTAGCCGCAAAACGGCAAAACAACCGCAAGCAAATTGAGGTGGTCGAATGGGGCGAGGATGCTCCATTGGTTGTCTACACTAGTGCTTTGACTTGTGCTGACGTTGACAAGCTGCAACGCAAGCATAAGGACTTTATGGGCAACCCGACTATCGCGGCGATGGTTGATTTGCTTATCATGAAGGCTGAGGACAAGGATGGCGAAAAGCTGTTTACTCTGGAAGACAAGCCGTTTTTGATGCGTGAGCCTGTAATTCTCATTTCGACCATTGCTGGTCAAATGTTTAGCACCATTGAAACGGTTGAAGAACTGGGAAACGACTAAAGGCAGACAGTTTGCGGTTCAACATGATTGGACTTGCAGACCGCCTGCACAAGACGATTCAAGAGATTGAGGAAATCCCAGTTACAGAGTTGAACGAGTGGCTTGCGTATTTCCAGCTAAAGGAAGAAAAAAATGGCGGCAAATGACGTAAACATTCGGATAAAAGCGGTAGATGATACCGATAAGGCGTTTAGGTCTGTAAAAAGTTCTTTGGGTGGGCTTAAAAACGCCGTCTTTAGCGTCCAGGGCGCTATTGCTGGGATAATTGGTGGCGCAACTATTGGCACGATTGTTCAAGCTAACCGTTCGTTCCAAAGCCTGCAAGCAAGCCTGATTACATTTACAGGCTCTGCTGAAGCGGCTTCTAAACAGTTTGAAGTCTTACAGAAGTTTGCCGCAACCACCCCATTCGCTTTAGAAGAAGTCGTTGGTGGCTTCAACAAGCTAATTGCTAGGGGTATCAACCCATCTATTGAGTCATTAACCGCTTTTGGCAACATCGCCAGCGGCACTGGCAAAAGCCTGGACATGTTTATTGAGGCAGTTGCTGACGCTGCTGTGGGTGAATTCGAGCGACTTAAAGAGTTCGGTATTAAGGCCAAATCGGAAGGCGACAAAGTTTCCCTTACCTTTGGCGGTGTTACCAAAACCATTGGGAAAAACTCACAAGAAATGCTTGGTTACCTTGAGCAACTTGGGCAGACAAAGTTTGCAGGCTCAATTGAGAGGCAAGCAAATACAATCGGCGGCGCTTTTTCTAATTTTGGCGACTCAATTTCAACGCTTAGTGTGGCTATTGGCGAAGCTGGTTTAAACGACTTTCTTGTCACGGCCACAAGAGAAATGAGCCGGTTAATAAACGTTACAGCACAGGCGACAAAGGCCAATTTAGGTCTAATTGACGTTATTGGAATAACTTTGCGAGAGGCTTTCAGTGGCGCAACAGAGTCATTAAAAATCTACAGAGAGGAGTTAGAGACGCTAAGAAAAGGGCGAAGCATTTTAGATTTTTTAGGTTTTGATTTAACTAACTCAAACAAAGAAATTGATGATGTCCAAAAGAAGATAAACATCTTATTGATGTCAGAGAGAACTTCTAGCAGGGGTATGGGATTTGCAGACCCAAGGATAATCAAAAGCCCAGTAAAAGCCTCACCATCCACGCAAGACAGCGGGGCAGTTAAAGCCGCAGCAGACTATGCCAAACAATTAGCATCTCAACGTGCAGAGTTAGCTAGCCTCATGACGGTTGAGGAAACCCGCGCCCGCAAAGGTATTGCTGAGATGTACCGACTGCGCGATGCTGCCAACGAAAGTGGCCAGGCTTTTAGGAACTCTTACGCAGAGGCTAAAAAGTTGCGTGATAACGTTGGTGGCGCTGAGATGATTGCCATTCGCGAGACTGTAGAGGCAATGAAAACGCCTTTAGAGCAGTTTGCAGATGGCATCAAGACCGTTGAGGACTCGATGCAGGACATAGCCCTTGGTGGACTTATGAAGTTGGAGGATGGCTTGGTTGGCCTTATAAACGGCACAAAGAGCGCGTCTGAAGCGTTCCGAGATATGGCAAACAACATCATCAACGATATGATTCGCATGGTGATTCAGCAAAGCATTACAGCACCTTTGGCGGGTGCTTTAAGCGGTGCAATAAGTGGTATGTTCGGTGGCGCAGCGGTTCCTGCAACCCCAAAGGCAATTGGTGGCTCGGTTCAGTCAGGTAGGACGCACCTTGTCGGCGAGCGTGGCCCAGAGTTGTTCATACCATCGGCCAGCGGCTCAATTGTTCCAAACAACGCAATGGGTGGCGGTGGCGTAACTGTGGTGCAAAACATAAATGTAAGCACCGGCGTACAACAGACCGTTCGCGCTGAGATAATGACCCTAATGCCTCAAATCTCAAACGCTGCTAAATCAGCAGTTGCAGAGGCAAGATTACGCGGTGGCTCATTTAGCGCTGCGATGAGGTAAATATGGCAATCTCTTATCCAGTCACTTTCCCAGCCTCAATTGGCGTTAGCTCAATAAACATTCGGGCTAAAACCGTAGTTGGCGTTAGCTCGTCACCATTTACTGGGCAACAGCAAGTCTATAAACACCAGGGTCAATGGTGGGAGGCGGAAGTAAGCCTGCCGCCAATGAAGCGAGACGAGGCCGAACAAGTGGTTGCGTTTCTTATTAAGATGAATGGTCAATATGGCACATTCTTAATGGGCGATTTTTTAAGCACAGCGCCCAGAGGCATTGGTACTGGAACGCCACTTGTAAACGGTGCAAGCCAAGCGGGTGATGAATTGGTCACTGATGGCTGGACTGTAAGCACAACGGGCATACTGAAAGCCGGTGATTGGATACAGCTAGGCTCCGCTTCTACCTCTACATTGCACAAGGTTTTGGACGATGTAACCAGCGATGCGTCAGGAAATGCCACTCTAAACATATTCCCTAACTTACGTTCATCGCCCGATAACAATGCGGCAATCACAATCAGCAGTCCCAAAGGGCGGTGGCGCTTGGCCAGCAATGAGACGGACTACGCAATTGACAACGCCAGCATCTACGGCATGACCTTCGCCTGTATTGAAGCATTATGAGAGACATTACAGCAGGCGTACAGACAGCCATTGAACAAACAGAAGTTGCTCCAATACTTCTATTCGAGGGCTTGTTTTCTTCTGGTTATGTAAGGATTTGGTCGGGTTATGGCGATTTGTCTTATGGCGGCAACGTTTGGACTGGAGTTGGCTCGCTAGGTAGCGTCTCGGCAGTTCAGGAGACAGCAGAGGTGCAGGCCAACGGCATAACGGTTTCATTGACCGGCATACCTTCTGAATTTATATCATTGGTGCTAAACGAATCAGAGCAAGGCAAGTCTGGCAAAGTCTTTATCGGCTTTATGGACGTAAACAACGCGCTGATTGCAGACCCTTACATGATGTTTGAGGGTAAGCTGGACATTCCCGCCATAGCCGAAGAAGGTGAGACCTCTGTTGTCAGCATCACATACGAGTCGCGCTTAATAAACTTGCAACGCCCACGCGAAAGCCGTTACACAAACGAAGAACAGCAGCACGAATATCCAAACGACCTTGGCTGTGAATATGTGGCAGCCATGAAAGAAGTTACCCTAACCTGGGGTAGGGCATGAGGGTAGAGGGATGGGAGCGCATCCTGCAAAACAGGATTAACAACGCACAACCTTTTGATTGGGGCACTAACGACTGTTGTATGTTTGCTGTGAGCGTCGTGGAGGCGATTACAGGCGTTGACCACGGCATAGCCTACCGAGGCTACAAAACCAAGCGAGGAGCCGCCTCAAGGCTTTTAAAGGCAGGTGGCGTTGAAGCCATAGCAACCAATGCGCTTGGAGAGCCAAAACAAAGAAAAATGGCAAGGCGTGGCGATGTAGTTTCGTTTATGTCTGGGCAAGAAGTGTCGCTTGGTATCTGCAATGGCGATAAAATAGCGGCAGTGTCTGACGATGGTTTGGTGTTGTTGCCGATGAGTCATGCATTAAAGGCTTGGAGCGTATAAATGGCAAAGGCAGTAAAAGCAGCGATAATTGTTGCGGCAGTCGCCACCGGCGTTGGTATGTTGGTCGCGCCTGGACTTATTGCGGGAGCAGGCGCAATTGCCGGACTTGCTGCTGGTACGGCTGGTGCTTACTTTGCAACTACCTTTGTATCGACCCTGGTGCTAGGCGCTGTTTCTAAAGCAATGGCCAAAACGCCAACAGGCGCATCCATTACCCAGCAAGACAAAACTGTAACATCGCGCCAGCCAATAGCGCCACACAACGTTATTTATGGTAGAACCCGCATAGGCGGCACGATTCTTTACATGGAATCAACCAATGCAAACAAATACTTACACGTTGTTGTTGCTATAGCAGGTCATGAAATAGACGAGGTTGAAAAATTCTATTTCAACGACGTAGAGGTCACGATTGACGGCTCTGGCAATGTAGAGGCAGGCCAATACAAAGACAGGGCGCGTATTCAGTACAAGCTCGGCGCGGAAGACCAAACCGCTTTTACTGACTTGGTTGCGGAGTCTGACGGCAAATGGACTAACAACCATCGAGTGCGTGGTCGGGCTTTGGTTTATATGCGCCTTGAGTACGACCAAAACGTATTTATTAACGGCGTGCCAAACCTGTCTGTTGTTGTACGTGGCAAAAAGGTTTACGACCCGCGCACAGAGACAACGGTCTGGTCTGCAAACCCAGCCTTGTGCGTGACCGATTACTTAACCAACAACAAGTTCGGCATGGCGGCTGTTTATGCAGAAGAAATAGATGAGGAAGCCTTGATTGCGGCGGCTAACATTTGCGACGAAGATGTTGCCAAAGTAGGTGGCGGCACGGAAAACCGCTACGAGATGCACGGCTCGTTTGCAACATCAAGCCAGCCAGAGGACATAATCAATCAAATGGTTTTTGCAATGGCAGGTCGATGTATTTGGTCTGGCGGCGTATGGCGCATTTTGGCAGGTGCGTACTACACGCCAACATTGACATTTGATGAAGGCGACTTGCGTGGCGGCATCAAGGTGCAGTCCCTAGTATCGCGCAGAGAGTCATTTAATGGGGTTAAGGGCGTCTTTGCCTCTGTAGATGATAACTACATACTCAGCGACTTTCCACCCATAACATCTGCTGCTTTTGTTGCCAAAGACAACGGCGAAGAAAACCTAAAGTCAATTGAGTTGCCATTTACCACCTCGGCAAGCATGGCGCAGCGTTTGGCCAAGATAGAGCTATTAAGGGCAAGACAGCAAATCACGGTTGCAATGCCAATGAAGCTGGTTGGTATGAAGGCCAACGTCGGCGACATTGTGCAAATCAACAACACGCGGATGGGTTGGTCAAGCAAACCTTTTGAGGTTGTAAGTGCAAACATTGCTTTTGGCGAGACTGTTGGCGTTGACATTGATTTGCGCGAAGTCTCTACTGACGTCTACGATTGGTCTACCAGCGAAGAACAGACATACGACCCAGCACCAAACACAAACCTGCCAAGTGGCTTTGTGTCTGAACCAGTGGGTATAAGCATTACAGACACTTTAGCTATTAGCGCCGAAACTATCATTACACAGCTAGTTGTTACAGTAACAGGTAGCGACGTGTTTGAAGATAGATTCGAGGTTCAAGCCAAACCGTCTACGTCTGACGATTTTTTAAACTTAGGCCAAGCCTCTGGAAATATATTCCAGCTTGCAAACGTTATTGATGGGGCTATTTACAACGTAAGAGCTAGGGCAATCAACGTTTTTGGCGTTCGCTCTGAGTGGGCTACCGGCAATCATGAGGTTATAGGTAAGACTGCGCCTCCTGAAAACGTTACAGGGTTAACCGGCAACCTGATTGGCAATCAATATTTGCTGACTTGGAACGCTGTCCCAGACCTTGACTTGTCTTACTACCGTGTTCGCTACGCATCACCCGACAGTGGTGCTAGCTACGAAAACTCGGTGTCTCTTGTCCCAAAAGTATCTCGCCCAGCAACTTCTGTATTTGTGCCAGCACGAAACGGAACTTACTTTGTTAAAGCTGTGGATAAGCTAGGCTTGGCATCCATGACTCCAGCAAGTATTGCTTTAGATACAAACATTGCAGCGGTTGAGTCTCTTAACGTCATTCAAACAATCAATGAAGCACCAGATTTTAACGGCACGTTTGATGACACAGTAGAACTGGATGAAGACGATGCTTTAGTGCTAAACACCAGCGTGTTGTTTGACGCTGTATCGGGTGATTTTGATGACGCAAGCGGTTTATTTGATGGCGGCTCCGGTAACGTAGATGCATTTGGCTACTACTACTTTGCAACTGACGTTGACTTGGGCGCAATTTACATATCACGTTGCACAGCCTACGTTAAACACACACGCCTAGACTACGTTGTATTATTTGACTCCGCTGAAGGTTTGTTTGATGACCGACAAGGCGACTTTGAAGGCGATGTAAACGCTTTTGACGATACAGACGTACAAATAGAGGCAAGGCATACCCAGGACAACCCAAGCGGCACGCCGACATGGTCGGACTGGCAATCGTTTGCAGTTACTGACATAAGGGCACGCGCCATTCAGTTTAGAGCTAAGTTAAGCACGACAGACCAACAAGCCACACCCAAAGTTACTCAGTTAAGCGTTAACGTCGACATGCCTGACCGCACTATATCTGGGAATGATGTTGTTTCTGGTGCTGGCGCAAAGGTTGTAACGTTTGCGCAAGGCTTTAGGGAAACGCCTGCAATCGGCATTGGTGCACAGGATATGCAGACTGGTGACTACTACGAAATAACCTCAAAGTCTCGCGCGGGGTTTACAATAACCTTTAAAAATTCATCTGGTACGGCTGTAAGCCGCAGTTTTGATTATGTAGCCAAAGGCTACGGAGTGGAGTTATAAGATGTCCCAACATGATATGAGTATTGTTAATCAGGGCTTCCCTGCATTTCGCGCTGACTTAAACGACGCATTGCCAGCATTGGCAAGCAACAACTCAGGAGCGACAGAGCCTAGCACTATGTTCGCCCATCAATGGTGGGTTGATACATCTGCGACACCAAACCTGCTTAAGCAACGCAACGCCGACAATGACGCATGGATAACCGTTGGCAGCCTTGACCAAGCAGCCGATACCTTTACTCTTACGGGTGGGTCTGCGGGTGCATTTACCACGCTGTCGGCATCAGGAACCTCTACGCTGGCTGCTGTGAACTCTGGGGCGTTGGCAGTAACCGGAGCTATCTCATCCACAACCGACGCAACCCTGTCAGGCTTAACAGTGGGCAAAGGTGCTGGGGCAATATCGTCAAACACCGCAGTGGGATATCAGGCTGGGTATAGCAACACGACTGGAAGTGCGTTGGTTGCTGTTGGCGCTAATACCTTGCAATCAAATACGACTGGCGCAAACAATACCGCACTTGGGCATGCAGCCCTGTATTCCAACACCACCACAGCCAATAACACCGCAGTAGGCTTTGAGGCTCTTTACTTTAATACAACTAATAACAATACAGGAATTGGTTGGCGAGCTGCCAAAGCAAACACAACAGGCGTTCAAAATACAGCCATTGGTCATGCTGCATTAACAGCTAACACTACAGGAGCAACTAATACTGCTACTGGTTTTACTGCGTTAACTAGCAATACCACAGGCTCTTCTAATACCGCTTTCGGTGAAGAAGCACTTCAAGCCAACACCACCGCCTCTAGCAACACTGCAGTGGGTTATCAGGCTGGGTATAGTAATACTACGGGCAGCAACAACACATTTATTGGTCATCAGGCGGGGTACACCTCAAATGGCGGATACAACGTTGCCATTGGGGGAACTGCAGGATTTAGTTTAACTACAGGCACAAACAATGTTTTGCTTGGCAGGGAAGCTGGCTCCAACTTAACTACTGGTAGCGCCAACGTGTTCATTGGCGGCGGTGTAGTAGGTGTTTCGTACTCTTCAGGGTACTTTGTTACAACAGGCTCCAGAAACTCAATCCTCGGTAATTACAACGGCAACCAAGGTGGCCTAGACATTCGCACTTCCAGCAACTACATCGTGCTGTCGGATGGGGATGGTAATCCACGGGCTTATTGGAATGGTGCTAATGCAACTTTTGGTGGGGGCCTAGCAGTAACCGGAGCTATCTCCTCCACAACCGACGCAACCCTGTCAGGCGTGCGAGTAGGCAAAGGTGCGGGAGCAATAACGTCTAACACCGCATTGGGTTCCGGTGCTTTGAATTCTAACACCACGGGTAGCGGAAACACAGCCAGCGGGGTAACCGCACTCCGCGACAACACCACGGGCAGCAACAACACAGCCAGCGGGCTTCAAGCACTCTACAACAACACCACAGGCAATCAAAACACGGCTAGCGGGGTGAACGCACTCTTCAGTAACACCACAGGTAGCAGCAATACAGCCACCGGGCGGGACGCACTCAACAGCAACACCACAGGCGCCAACAACACAGCCAGCGGGTATCAAGCACTCGTCAACAACACCACAGGCATCTACAACACAGCCAGTGGGGTGGGCGCACTCTTTTCCAACACCACAGGCAGCAACAACACAGCCAGCGGGGTGAACGCACTCTTCAGTAACACCACTGGCGCTGAAAATACAGCCAGTGGGCGGAACGCACTCTACTACAACACCACAGGTAGCGGAAACACGGCAATCAACCCGCTTAATTCAGCAGGCAGTTACGTCCCAGTATTCAACCCAACGACCGAAAATAACCGTTTCTGCATGGGTTCGACGGGTGTCACCAATGCCTACATTCAAGTGGCATGGACGGTAGTGTCAGATGCGCGTGACAAGATTAACTTTGCACCTGTACCGCACGGCCTTGAGTTTGTCAAAGCGTTGCAACCTACGGCGTATCAGTTCCGCACTGCACGGGACTCTGAAGAAACCAATGGCGGTGTGCGTTACGGCTTCAAAGCCCAAGACGTGCTAGAGCTAGAAGGTGCTAACCCTGTCATCGTGGATAACGAAGATGCAGACAAACTGCGCATGGTTGATACCGCTTTAATCCCAGTACTCGTTAAAGCCTTGCAGGAATTGAATGCAAAGTTTGACGCTTATGTTTTAACCCACCCTTGAAAGTAAACCATGATTATTGAAACCACACCTGAGCAAATCGCCAAGCACTACTCGGCAACAATGGACTCCGTAAACCTCATCAACGCTGGTCAGCCTGAAGGCACAACTGACGAAGACTGGGCTGACACAGTATCACGCAACGTAGAGCATTTGCAGATTATGCTGGACAAGACGTATTGGACGACAGAGGATTTAACTCCGATACAAGCTGCTGCCGGATAATAAAATGAACTATCTAGCACTGGGCGGCTGGTACATTGCAGCTAGTGCCTTGGGGTTTTACATTCTCTGGATTTTCTACCTGGCAGTGATGAACCTGAAAAGGGTCAAGGATGCCGGTCTGATGACCAAGACCGCAATGGTGTTTGGTTACCCGATTTTGCTTGCAGGGTGGCTGGTTGACTTTATAATCAACGCAATGGTTTTAACGTTGTTATTGCTCGAGTGGCCTAAAGAAATGACGGTAACTGCTCGTTTAAAGCGTCACAACGCAACAAGCGCTGGCTGGCGCAAAGCTGTAGCAGTGTGGTTTGAACCTTTGTTAGACCCTTACGACCCTAGCGGAGACCATATTTGATGGAAAACATTGACCCAGTGCAATACGGCCGTTTGATTGCTCAAGTTGAGAACTTGACAACTAAAGTGGAGTCGATGGACACAGACATTAAAGAGCTGCTCGCTTTGGCGAACAAAGGGCGTGGTGGGTTTTGGATGGGCATGACAATCGCGAGCATGTTGGGTGGCGTTCTTACCTGGGCTTTGGGCCACTTTAGGTAATGCTGCTAGAGCTTGCTGCTGCCAACGCAGCCTTTGCTGTCATAAAAGAAACCATCGCCAACGGTGGTGACATCATGTCGGCAGGTCAGCACATCTTTAAGTTCTTTGACTCCAAGTCAGAGATTTCCAAGAAGGCAAGCGGATCAGGCTCAGAGTCAGAGGCATTCTTTGCGCTTGAGCAAATCAAGCAGCACGAGATACAGATCAAAGAAATATTCATCTACCAAGGCCGGCCAGGTCTGTGGGATGAGTGGCTTTCATTTCAGGTGGAGGCCCGAAAAACCCGCGAGGCGGTGGCTTGCGCTATAGTTTTAAAGAAGCGCAAGCGCATACGGGCAATTAAAGACGTGCTGACTGGCATTACAGTGTTCTTGTTGGGTGTAACAGGCATTGGCGCTGTTGCTTTGCTTGTATGGATTGTAGTAACAAAGGGTGGTCAATAAATGGCGTATCAACTTGACGAACACATGTCGACAACCAGCGTCTTTCTTGATGTCGCTAGGGGTCATTACAACAATCTAAAACCCGTAAACATTTTTGGATTCAACCGTGATGTTGGGACTGCGTTTGAAACACTCTGGAACGATAGCGGCTCTTACGTCTACCCATCATCCGCGTCTGTTTTGTCTGTGGTTTCTAGTTCTGCCTCAGACACAATGAGCGTTTTGATTAGCGGTCTAGACTTTGATTATGTTGAGATTTCAGAAACGGTCACCTTGATTGGAACATCAGCGGTGTCCACTACTCAAGCGTTTTTCAGAGTAAATTCCGCTGTAATATTAAGTGGCTCAAACGTGGGCAACATTAGCGCCAGCATTGGCGGGACAGTACACGGCTGGATTGAGGCTGGTCAGGGCGCTACACAGGCTTGTCTGTACACCGTACCTGCTGGCAAGTCTCTTTATTTACTACGCATAGATTTAACTTCAGGCACGGTTAACCCAAATAAGTATTTGACTTACCGCCAGACTTTAGGGTCTAGCAATGGTCGCATTTTGCGGGTTGCCGAGGCAACGTGGCAGACCGGTCAACAATCATTTGACCGACAAATTCCATTTGTTATTGGCGAAAAGACAGACTTTCAATTTGAAGCAAAGTCATCAAGCGGCACAAACGAGGTTTCTATTTTTGTTGAAGCGGCTTTGGGGTGGGGCGAATAATGAATGAACTTCTCAAATTACTCAAAAACTCGGCTCCTGCTATTGCTACTGCTCTTGCTGGCCCTTTGGGTGGCCTGGCAGTGTCTGCGTTGGCTACCAAGTTTGGGGTGGCTGACGAGTTGGAAGCGGTCACGGCGGCGATTAAAGCAGACCCAGAGGCGACAATAAAGTTGCAGGAACTGGAGCAAGCGCGATTCCAAGCTGTGTTAGCTGACAAAGCCTCTGCGCGAGCGCGTGAGGTGGCAATAACAAATAGCGCTAACGCACCGCTGCTTAATAAAATTGTCACACCGGCTTTGGCGCTTGGGGTTGTTGGTCTGTCGTTTGCTCTGTTTGCAGTGCTTATCTTTGTCGAAGTAAAGACAGAAGCCAAGGATATCTTGATATACATTCTTGGCGTGCTATCTGCCGCTGTAACACAAATTCTGTCGTACTATTTTGGCTCAAGCCAAGGCAGTAAAGACAAAGAGGAAAAGTTATCAGGTTTTATGTCAAACAGGGAGTAAATCATGGTGTGGTTGCCCGTTTCGTTTATTTGTTTGTTCGGCGGCGCTTGCGGATTTGAAAGCGG